TTACTTGCCATTATTAGGTTTAAAAAGAGTGCCATTCATTTCGTTAATCAATTTTAAAGCTCCCTGCTTCGTTGGCCGTGTATATGAGTCTGTCATTGTTAAAGATGAGTGGCCGAGCCAATGCATAATATCAGTGGGTGAAAAGTTATTAGATCTAGCCATTGTGGCAAAATAATGACGTAGAAGATGGGGGTAAACGTGGACACCACAGGCACGTTCTACCTTTTTAAAAATTTTGTTTGGGTATTCTGGATGTATAGGTTCACCATAATCTTCCATTACGAATAGAAATGAGTCGTTGTTGTATTGTCTGCCACATTGAGTACATATGTTTTTTGAGTATTGAAGCGAAAATTTTAACAGCTCAACAAGTTCTCCCGTAACATAATTTTTGCGATAGCTGGCGTGATTCTTTAATTTTCCACCACCTTCCTCGTAACGAGTGCGTGCCATATCGTACGTGATCTCACAGGCTTCCTGGCCACCTTGCTTAAAAAACTTAAGGGACTTATACCGCAACCCAGAAATTTCCTCACGACGCGCTCCCAGCGCTAATAAGCAGATGAGGGTATACCAATATTTGCTCAAATATTCCCTTGCTGTCTTCATGAATAATTGATAATCTTGTGGTTCCAGCTTGGCTGGCTTAGGCTCCTTAGCACCTTCAATTGAGATGTCTTTTAATTTGTTTTTAGAAATCACATCATTACGTTCAGCAGCATTCATAATGATTTGCATAACAGAATTTATTGTACTGATGGTCGTCTTAGCGTAGCCATCTTTAACTTTGCTATCAATAAAATGCTGATACTGTTGCCGACTAATATCGGTTAACGCCATATTTCCAAATACAGGTTTGAGATGCTTTGCGAAATACATATCTTTTTGCGCAATTGTTGCCGGACGCCACTTACCGATATCAACTGATCGTTTACGAATTACTTCATAGTACGCTTCGACTGTTGTTCGCCGGTTATTCAAAGCGTTAATGAATCCATTATCAATATCGTTTTGAAATTTGTGTAAAGCAACTTCGGCTTCTTGCCAATCACGAAAGCCACTTTTTTTGTATTCTCGGCGCTTATGTTCAGCATCGTAGTAGGTGAAGCGAATTCCGTATTTCTTACCATTTTTAACTGGGTATTCGTAGATATTGGGATGGCGCTTCATTGGTTTCCATTTTGCCATGTCATCATTTCCTTTCAATGTGTATTTTTAATTGATTTGTTTACAAAATAGGGCACGTATGTTCTCTAAACGTTCTAAATAAAAAGCCCTCTGTGGGCTTCTTATTATTTAGTGCGCTTACCAGTAAAATATGGTGTTAAATAATTTAATGGAGCTGATTTCGCTTTAAGTGTTTTGAAGTGACTAGTCATTTTAGGCATCTTTTGCGCGTCTGGTTTCAAACATGTATATCGAACACCATTTTTATCTTCAATAATAAAAATACGATTGAAATCATCTTTTGTGTTAATAACTCTAGCATTTTCATGCTTAATATTAAAAATATCTATATAATTCAAAAATTACTTCTTTCATTTTTAAATCCATGTGGAAAAGTTAAAAACAAGTGCAAGGTTGACGTGATTGAATTTATTCAAGAAAGCCTATTTTTGGGAATTATTCTTTTTCAAAATATCAGCAATTTCTTGCAGGTATTGAGCTTCCATTGAGATTGGGGCAGTGGGAGCTTCTTTTTTAGGCATAATTTTATTGATACCTTTTACTAACAGAAATACAACAAAAGCAATAATTAGAAAATTGATAATGGAATTAATAAAGGCACCATACTTGAATGTTGCACTACCAACTTTAAAGGCAAGATCAGAAAAATCAATTTGTCCCAAGAAGAAACCAATTAATGGATTAATTAAGTTATCAACTAATGATTTAACGATAGAGGTAAAGGCAGCTCCAATAATGACACCAACTGCTAAGTCCATTACATTACCACGTGAAATAAACTCTTTAAATTCTTTTAACATACAAGTTTCTCCCTCAAATAATTCAGCTTTTAAAGTCATCAGTATTTGGACTAGTTATTTAGTGGACCCCAAATCTAAACCAGTCGTGACTGTGTCTGTTTGAAACATACATATAGTGTGCGTTTGATTTAAATTTTCCGGAATCAAAGAACCAGTGATAGTTCGTAGGCGAAGCATAAATCTTGTAATGGTATCCTCTTGGTACAACATAGCTCGCAACTTGGTAACTCTTATATTCTGGCTCCATATACTTAATTTTATGAACTACGATCCGCTTCGTCGTAGTTATCCAGTGCGAGTGCAGCCAAAATGGATTATCAGGATTATAAATACTCATTGCTTGGCTTGTAGTGGGCTGACTGATTATGCCGACAGTACCAAGTGATAACGCAATAATTCCCAGTAATAACGATTTCTTTAATTTCATGTTTATTCCTCCTCAATATTTGAGCTTATAGTATAAAATCAGAATTTAGAACCATTTGAAGGTTTAATCATAACTTGAAAATTGTTTTAATAAGTAAAATAACGAATGGGACAATGATTCCTGCACTTATGATGGTCATTATCCACCAAGATATTTTTGATAAATTATGAATGTTTACCGACAATGCATCTATCTTCCCAGACAATTCAGTTATTTGATTCGACGTCTCATCTTGGGATAATTTGATATCTTTTTGCACAGATTCTACGGCTTTATCAAGCTCTCGATGTGTTACATAATCATCCATATTTCCACCTCCATCTTCATTATACTCATCTTCTGAATCTTTAAGTAAAGAAGAGCGGGTTGGCCTACTGCTTTGATATTCGAAGTGGCCATTAATGACTTTTTTATTGTTCATGATTTTTGGCCCTCCCCAAAAAGCGACAATACGTGTGTGAAAAATCAAGGATCGTTTCTTTACTAGTTAGTTCATCTTTTTCAAACAGAGTTATTTTGGCTGAAATATCTCCAGCAGTTTTAAATAAAGCAGAATTTAAAGTGAAGTGCATTTCAGTTATGTGTTGTAATTTTCTTTTTAGATCATCTAATTTGGCTTCAGATGAATATGCCTTATCGGGAGTTCTAATTCTGATTTTTATAAAGATATTTTTTTCTTCTGTCAAATTGTAAAAACTAATAAAAAAGTTTAATTTTCCTGTAACCGGAATTTTTTTAGCATCCATTTGTTGAACCGGAGTTTTAGACTTACTATCAGCGGTTATAAAAAAAGCACTTATTTTATTTTTTATTATATTCAAGAATACCTCCACAAAGTTAAACGATTTATAGGATCTACGTTTCACCATCATTCGTATCAGGACTATCTCAATGATTCTTCTAATTGGTGCAGCTAACGATGACTTATTGCAACCCGATCCTAATCATCTTCAACGTGCTTATCGAAGTGACTATCTGCAACTTTACTTAAATCAGAACTGTCCATGTTGTTAGGATCTATCGACTCAAGGGTACTTCGGCTAAATGAATATCCTAAAACTGGGATATTTTTTAAAGTTTTGCCATTGGCATTGGATACATTTTGAGTAAAAGATATTTTAATATTTGAAAAATCTTTGTAGTCGGCTTTTTTTACACCCTCAAGTATAGAGACAGCACCATCTTTCATTGTTGCTTTGCTTTCATTGTTTGCTTTAAATTCGATGTTAGCTACGTAAGGTTTGGTATCGTCGTACCCCAATACTTTAACTGGATGATAAAAGGCAACCGAATTATCTTTCTTTAGATATTTATCGGCTTGATATTTTAATCCGGACAGGCCATGCGTGTGAGAATTTTCATTAACTGATTTTTGAGACGATGAAGCTACTTCACTAGACGCTGGGGCAGCTTCTTTCTTTCTATCTTCTTTTGAGGATTCAGCAGCTTCTTTAACGCTTGCTTTGGCTGCTGCTTTCTTTTTGGCTTTTAAACCATTGAGATATTCTGTAGAGTGATTATTAAGTTCAATAAAATCATAATTAGTCTTAAAACCCTTATGAATAGCTGACACTTGAAAAGAATCCCACTTTTTATGAGTAGGCAGTGATAGCCTTAACTTAAACGTTTTTCCTTTGGCGATTGTAGACTGTCCTTGATCTGTTTCAATTTTTGAGCCCGGTGTTGTTTCACCTTTTAAAACAAAATAGCCTTTTCGGTTTGTTGAAGCTTCTTTATTTTTTAAATTGCTGAATTCAAGGGTAGTTTTTTTACCATTTGATTTACCATAACTTTGCCCACACCCTGTTAGCAGTAAGATGGCTAAAGTGAGTGCAACAATAACTTTTACTTCCATTCTTAAATCCCCCTCAATAATTTTTAATCTAATTCATTATATGGTGACCCATAGCTATGAACTAAGTCATAATAGCTTTCGGGTCCATATCCATTTTCCTCAACATATAATAGTCCCATCAACGCAGTTGCGAACTGATTGGCTTCGTATTCGCAGGTTCCATGGCTTAATCGCCCAGTCTGATACCCAGTTATTCCTGGTTGGCAAATAATATGACCCAATTCGTGACCACAGGTAAAATTGCGTTGTACGGAATCACGAATGCTTTCATTTAACAAGATAATTGGGCATTTATCAAAATAAGCAGTTTGGCCGAGTGGGTGGGGACCAAATGCTTCCCAACGAATCTCAATATCCAATTTCTCTGTTATAAGAAAAGGATCAGCCGTTCCATTATTGAATACAATACTTTTGACCATTTCTCTGACAAAATTATTTGCGACTATCTTTTTGTTTCTGTTTGTCCCAAAAAAGTCCTTCCAAAACTCTTCTAACTTGCTTCTGTTCTTCATCAGTTAATCCCTCACCCCCATAAGTCATGCCATTGGCATTTTCCTCAAGAAATCTCTTGAGGTCTTTTTTATCATCATTGGTTGCCCAAGATGGAGTATGACCATTTCGATCAGTAGTGTTTCCTAATAAATAATCAGTAGAAACTTCAAAAATTTCTGATATTCTTTTTAATTCGTCTGTGGAGACCTTTCTTGATCCACTTTCAATCTTACTCATCGAAGACTTATCTAGGCCAAGGCGACGTGCGAGTTCAGATTGAGTAATATTTCCTTCTTCTCTTAGATTAACTATTTTATTGGCTAAAGATTTATCTGCCATGCTATCCCTCATTTCTAAATTCACAACTATATAATATCAAAGTTTCTAAAAAAGATACGAAAAGTTGAAAAAATCGCAACTAATAGGTTGACGTTTCTAAAATCTCAACGTATACTATAAATTGTAAGTTGAGATAATCGAAACGGAGGTGATTTAATGAAATATGAAATCAATCTTGACTTGATTAAGAAAAAGCGAAAATATGAAGGCTTTACAATGCAACAAATGGCTGATTTTATTGGATTGCATGACAAATCTAGCTATTATAAGCGTGAAAATGGAGATTTGAATTTTCAAGTTGGTGAGATTCCAATAATAGAAAAAGTATTAAAAATCCCTAGTAAAAAAATTTTTGTTGAATCGTTGACGAAATCTCAACATTCCGCGCAGAAGGTAGGCACGTAATTCATGGAAGGAGGTGAAAGAATGGATAAAGAGAATAGTGAATGCGTCGTATTTTATTGGAAAGGCAATGAACGAATTCCACTCTGTATGACCGATATTGAACTTATATTTAACCCACATAAATACGAAACTGTTGGTGATCCATTTAAAGGATATGAAAAAGAAAGGCTTTATGCCCTCTACCAAGGAAAAGCCTTTCTCATCCACGAACCAGATTAACTATCGGTTTTCAAGTTCGTATTCTCCGTCTGGAGTTAAATAATGTTCTGCTCCACTAGGAATTCCAGTTAATAGATTTCCCATTGCATCTTGTCTGAACTGGATGTTAATCAAGCCTTCGTTTTCAATATCCATTGAGATCAAAATATTATTAACCCAGTTCTTTTCTGAATATTTGTTATACAGAGAATTCAGTAAATCGCTAAGCACTTTTTGATCTTTATTGGTTTTGCCACTAAGGCTCTTAAGAACAGTTAATCGAACTTCATCTTGAGGCTTCATACTTTATCACCACCTTTAATGGAATAAACCAATTATCCCACCAAATGAATGATGTTGATGAGAATCCTGCAAGGTGAGCACGTAAGGAGGTGAATACATGGATAAGTTAAATATGAATCTAAGCGTCCATTCGTTGAACGAATTAAAAGAGTTGCTACCGCAAATAGCAACTCTTGCTAAGAACTATGAGATTAATTTGAACGTTAATCTTATGCCATCTGACGATCAAATGGCAATTCTAAAGGCTATCAAACGTAACACTGAACCATCTACTTCAGAGGACTCAACAGAGATCAATGATGACTTTTAATGAGGAGGTGAGCGAATGAGTGAAAAAGAAGAAGTACCAGTAGTAATTGTTCATCCAGCTAATGATCCTGATTTTGGCGGTTCAATGCTGAACAGTAAGTTTTGGGACCGAATCGTGGTCACTACGACAGAAGGTAAAAAAGTAGCAGAGATTAACACTGACGATGCAACCCCTGCTACTGGATATTTGATTAAAGCGTATCCAAATAAGGACTAACCCTCAGGAGGATGTGGATCATGACCATGACTATCTTTGCGAGAGATTTTTCCGTCACGATTATGAACTACTAATTCGGAATGCTGATTGTCAGCAATTTTACGAGCCACTTTCTCAGCTTCTTTTTTGTTATCAAAGTTAGCAGTTGCTCGTGAATTACCAGCGCCCTTTACATTCCAACCGCCTTTACCATCAGGAACGACATGTTGATCAGCCATTTATGTCACCACCTTTAATGGGATGACTCAATTATCCCACTAAAGGAGCGAAAGGAGGTGAGCGAATGAGAGTAATTCAAGAAGATGTTTGTGGAAGCCTGATTCACCGAACCATTATTGAAACAAGCCCAGAAGAAACAAAGATGAATATCAAAAATCAGGAAGCTGAACTAGATCCCAAGAAGTTGGCTGATGAAATCAATAAACGAATGAAGCAGGATGTCAGTCAACTGTTTGATACATTTAGAACTCAAAAAGGAGATTAAGTAATGGAACTAGATCACACAAAGCAAGATGAATTTTCGAATCTTGCCAATACGTTTATTACCGAATTGGTAAAAGCCGATTATAGTCTGAGCGATACCGAATTTCTATTTGATTATATCAAATCTCAAATGGCAGGTATGGCATTAAAACCGAAGCCCCACAAAGAAGTGGAAGACCATAACGAACGCTACAGAAAGATTGTTGTCAAGGAGCCACATGGACACGCGATGACGTTAATTTTTGGCGACCCTCATATGATACACACAATTATAGATACTGATGATAACTACTTTGTGGTCGAAATCGAAGACTCTTATGGATTCTATACAACAGAAAATGGAAAGGGATTCTCAAAAAAGAATCCCTCATCTAAATATTAACGAATATTTTCCTTCCAATACCTGTAGCCACTAACAGTTAGTGGTTCGTGATGATCACGTAAAGTAACCCGTGCATGTTCAGGACCAGGCGTATTTGACCAATCAATCTCATAGTTGGTAAATCCGATATCATATAAGTCTTTTAATGCGCGAATCACATTTTCGTCTGTATACCCCTTTGCCTCACTAGCATCTGTAACGTTGCTTAATATGGCTTTCATATTTTCACTGTTTTTAGATGCTTTGACAAATTCAGCCAAGAGAAAATTTTCTATCTCATCATGATCTTGCAATTTTTATCACCTCCCTCCTATTTTTCTACCTCATTATGGGGTGGGAGGTCGAGGGAATTTAGAAATTCGGTCAAAAAACCTATTTGTTGCTTAGATAACTTAGAAATTACGTCCAATAGCTTTCTCTTATCTGGCGATAGTTCATTGCTGAAAAAGCTGGGTAGATCGCTTCCTAACATTTGGAGCATATCTCCTAGTGCATTTATATCTGGAGTTGCTCTATCAGTCTCAAAACGGCTGATATAAGACTGTGAGTATCCCATTTTAGCAGCGAGATCAGAAGCGGTAATGCCTTGAGACTTTCTTAGTTCTTTTAACTTTTTACCTCTAAAATGTATTGTCATTAATAAGCACCTCTTATGCAGTATTGTACTAAAAAAATAGCTATAATAAGCGTTTTAGAACAAATAGTTATTTTTTTATTGACAAAAAGAACAAATAGTCATATTATCATAGTCAAGGAGGCGGTTTTATGATTGGTAGTCATATTCAGAAGTATCGACTAGAGAAAAAGATGTCACAAGCTGATTTAGGAAAAATGGTTAATATCGATCAAACGTTAATCAGTCGTATCGAGAGAAATAAGCGAAAGGTATTTGCGGATGAACTTCCTAAGTTTGCTGAAGCATTGGGAGTTTCACCAGATGACCTTTTGAAGAAAAAGGAGGTAACTAGGTAATGCAAGTAACAGAAGAACAACTCAAGGTATTCCCAGAAGAAGAGCGTCCGGTTGTCCGTCGATTATTAACTAAGCAAAGCAATCCGAAGGCTATGGTACTGAAACAAGAGGTTCATGACTGGGCGTGTGCTAGAGCTTATACCGATGATGGACACCAGCTGTTTCCCTGGAGTCAGTTAGTTTCTTCAGTAAATATGGCGATTAAATTAAAACTTAGCTTGAAGGACATTCGTAAGTTGACTGATGAACAGGTTCCAGAAGCTCGAAAGTTATTTGAGAAGTTTAAAGCAGACTTCGATATTTAGTTTTCAAAGAACGAAAGGATGATACAAATGAATGAACTAATTAAAACTTTCAAACAAAAAGATGGTTCTGTTGCTGTCGACGGTCGGGACTTGCATGACTTCCTCGAAGTTGAAACACCATATCGAATTTGGATTCAACGAATGATCGAATATGGATTTACTGAAAATGTTGATTTTGCAGGTTTTGAACAAAAAAGTACGAAACCTCAAGGCGGTCGCCCACAGGTAAATCATGCTTTAACTTTGGACATGGCAAAGGAATTATCCATGATTCAAAGAACGGACAGAGGCAAGCAAGCTCGACAATATTTTATCGCAATGGAGAAGCAAGCTAAGGCCCAGCCACAATTGCCGTTACCGAAAGATTACCCAAGTGCATTACGAGCCTTGGCTGATTCGATGGAAGAGAATCAGAAGCTTAAGCCGGCTGCGGATTACACTCAAAAGATGCTTGCTAATCCAGGGTTAGAAACCACGTCAATGATTGCCAAGAATTACGGGATGTCGACCGCCAAGTTCAATCAGTTGATGCACAAAATGGGGATTCAGTACCGGCAGGGGAAAACGTGGTTGCTATACGCCAAGTATCAAGGATTTGGGTATACGCACATTGAACCATTTTCCTACTTTGATCAGAAAACGGGAACTAAGAAAGTCGCCAACACGATGAAGTGGACACAGCGAGGGCAGAAATTCATATATGATTTTCTGGCTTCCAAAGATGTTTATCCGCAAGTGGAACGGCTAACGCTATTGAGCTAATGGCTAGTGTTATTAATCCTCTGCTACTTTTAATGTACCTTTTTAGGGGATGAACGGCATTACTGAAATTACACAAATTTAAGGGGGCGATATTTATGAGCATTGATATAAGGAAGGACCTGAGAGATGTCATCACGAGGTCAGGGTATTCACAGAGCCAGGTTGCCGCCGAGATGCATTTATCAAAATCAAACATTACAAACTGGTTGACTGGTGATCGTGATATTCCGCTGAATCGGTTGTTAGGCGTGATGAATTATCTGGATGATGATTTATTCAGATATCAAGTAGCTGAATATCTTTGTGGGCTAAGGCTTTTATCGCCAGAAGAAGTCAGCATCGATATTCCGCAAACCCGATATATCGAAACAAGTAAGGAAGAAGCCGAACGTAAGGCACTGGATACCAAGGTGATGTGGATTTTTAATAAAAAGGCTTCGGAAGTTACGAAGCAGGACATTCAAGATGTTGAGTATTACTTGCAACAGCTCAGTGAAGAAACGGACAGTCAAACCAGCATGCAAGTTTCGATTCACAATCTGATTCGACAATGGATCATCAATCGGCCACAAGGAGGTGTCGCCTATGAAAGTTACGGTCAATCTTGACAGTCTGGATTCGAAAAATGTTGTTGAAGCGGTAATCAAACAATTAGTTCCAGTTATTACCGATCAAGTTAGCAAACAAATTGATCAAAAGTATCGCGAAGCAACGTTAACTGAAGCTCAGGCAGCCTTAGAAGTATTCGCATGTAAAGACACTAAGACTTTCGAGAAGTACTATCCAGACTGTCCACACGTTGTTCAGGGGCATCAGAAAAAGTACAACCGCGAAGAATGCATCAAGTATTTTAAGCGGCATCAGATATTTGCAGGGGAGATGTAGAAATTGATTCTTACAATTCCGGTTTGGATCCAAATTTTGTTGGCAGGCGCTTTGGGGTTCTGGCTAAAAGGTCAGTACGATCAGTGGCATAAAGATCCAAAGGCTTTCTGGAAAGAATGGTTCGATTAAAGGAGATAAGCATTATGGAAAAGACGATGGCACCAATATCAGAACGAATTAATGTTCAGCGAGATTTCATTAACCATGTGGCCGGAACCTTGATGGCTAAAGAGGTTGGCCGCATTGATAATCGTAAGTTTGCTAAGGCCAGTCACTATGACTATCTCGTGCATGCGTTCGAAATTTTTGATAAAGCCAAAGCTCAACTTTTAAAGATTGGAGCTGAGACTGATGAAAAATGACAAAACAAAAAGCGCTCAGCAAGTCGGATTGCTAAGCACTTCAAAGTTTGGCACATATCAAATTAATTTACAAATCTATTCTAGCCCGAAACACGGCTGGTTGCAACGTCTTATCGGAAGGGGTCACAAATGATGAAACAAATCAAATTGATTAAAATATCATATCACAACTTCAAGGGGATTCATGATTTCAGTATCGAACCAGACGGCCAAAACATCAACATTTCCGGCAAGAATGCCGTTGGTAAAACATCACTTTTTGATGGTTTTCTCTGGTTACTGTTTGGTAAAAACAGCTCTGAATTATCCAAGTTTAATCCTAAGCCCCTCGATGAATCAGGGAACGAAGTTCTGGGTCTCGAGCCGGAAGTCGAAGCAACGCTTGAGATTGACGGTAAAGATACAACACTCCGCCGTAAGCTCGCCGAAGTCTGGGCGAAGCCACGGGGCCAAGCTGAGAAGGTCCGCAAGTCCGACCGGACAGAGCTCTACATCGATGAGGTGCCTAACAAGCTTAAGGACTACACGGCTTTTGTGGACTCCTTGATTGATGAGAATACTTTTAAGCTCCTAACTAACCCGACTGCTTTTAATAATCTTAAGTGGCAGGATCGTCGGCAAATCCTGATGTCTTTGATTGACGATGTTAATGACGATTCCGTGATTAGTGAGACGTCGCATCCTGATGAACTAAAGAAGATGCTTGGCGATCATAGTGTGGCTGACCAACGTAAGATCATTGCCGCCCAACGCCGGCAGCTTAAGATCGAAATTGATGGTGTGCCGTCGCGGATCGATGAAGCCACCCGTGCGATTCCCGAAACCTCCAGTACCTCCAAAGAAGTTTTGGAGGAGATGCTCAAGACCTATCACGAACAGCTCAACGAGGAACAAGCTAACTTGCAAGCCGTCAGTGGTTCTAATTCTTCGCTAGACGCTCGCAATAAGAAAATGGAGCTAGAGTCCGAATTGAATTCTAAACAGGCTTCTCATCAAGCTGGTAGCCAAATTGCGACCTCTAACCTTGCTAACGATCTCAATAACATTAAGTTGAAGCATAATAACGCTGTTTCCGAACTGCGACTGGATCAGCAGGTGATTGATCAGTTGACCCACACGATTGAAGTTGACGAAGATACTCGGTCTAAACTGCTTACCCAATATCACGAACTTAAAGACCAACAGTTTGATGAAAGTTCACTGACTTGCCCGACTTGTGGTCGTGAATATCCAGAAGAGCAGCAAGCAAAGCTCAAAGCGACTTTCAATATCAACCGCTCAAAACAAATGGAAGAAATCGTTGCGAACGGTAAATCGGTGAAAGATCGAATCGAGGATACTCAAGCTAAGCTGGCTACTAAAAAAGAGCAACTCGAACGGCGACAAGCCCAAGTTGATAAGTATGCTGAACAGCAAGCCAAATTGCAACAGGAATACAATACGCAAGCGGCTTCAATTACACCGTTTGAAGAAACCACTACCTACAGAGACCTAACTAAACAAATTGCAGAGTGCGATCAACAAATCCAAAACGGTACTGGGGATAACAATGCTGCCAAACAATCCGTTCAGGACAAGGTCGATAAGATCAACCAAGGGATCACCGAAGTTAACAATGAGATTGCCAAGTATGACACCGCCGAGAAACAGCAAGCCCGAATCACTGAATTGAAAGCCGAGGAAAAGAAACTCAAACAGACATACGCACAACTTGATAAGCAGTCCTTCATGTTAGACGAATACGTTCGAACCAAAGTTAAAGTGCTTGAAAAACGAATCAATACACTGTTTGGGATCGTCAACTTCAAACTGTTTGAAACGCAAAAGAATGGCGAGATTAATGATATCTGCGAAGCGATGGTGGACGGTGTGCCTTACAGTACCGACTTAAACAATGCGGCCCGTATCAACGCCGGTTTGGATATCATCAATACACTTTCCAAACACTACCAAGTAACAGCGCCAATCTTCATTGATAATGCCGAATCCATTAACCAAATCATTGATACACAGGCCCAACAGATCAAACTGATTGTCTCTAAAGATGAAAAATTAACAGCTAAAGTGGGGGAATAACATTATGAGTAATGAAGTTAGTTTAACTAAAGTCAGCAATTATTTTGTACCGCAAATTGAGAAACAGCTTCGTAAGAGTGCACTCGACATGACTCCATACCAAAAGATGTGTGTCACGGGTGCTATGCAGCAGATGTATCAAGTGATGATTGATAACGACATGGATCCGAATGAAGTCCGTAACAACATTTCTGACATTCTTCTAACAGTTGCCGCTTTGCAACTCAATGCGAACGCTGAGCCACGCGAAATTTACTTCCAAACTCGCAATTCGAAAGACCGTCAAGGCAAGTGGCACAAGCAGATTGAGATGGGGATTGAGGGCGACGGCAATGATGCTTTGCTGAGTCGTTTCGGCCGTAATGTGGCTTATGTTCACCCATTCTGGCTAGTCCGTGAGGGTGACAAGTTTGAATTCCCGAAGCATATGGGCATTGAACTCACACCGCCCATCTGGGAGCCAACTGGCGACACTGATAAAAAGGTCATCCGGGTGGTTTACCCAATCGATATGTATGTAGGCCCTGATCGTGGTGATGGGGATCGGCCCACAACAACCGAGTACTTTATCACCGAACGCCAGCAAGTTAAGAACAATCTTCTAGCGCACATGTCAAATAACGTTATGCGTGAGAAAGATAAGTTCGACCGCCTAAAGAAGATCAAGGAGTTTGCAAAGGATCACACCCTTGATGAGATTCTAGATAGTTCTGAAATGATTCATCTCGGTAAAATTTCGCCAGCTTGGCGCGAACCTCAATCCCGAGAAACGATGATTATCCGTAAGATGCGAAACAATGTTGTGAAGAAAATTCCCAAGGACTTCAACAATGGTCTAGTTCAGTTGAAGTATGAGGAAGCTACTAACGATTCTTTGAAGCAGATGCGTAAGGACGTCACTGAAGAAGCTAATAGTGAGGATTTTGACAAGGCTGTTGAAAATAACGCTTCTGAAAAACCAGCTCCCAAAGAACAACCTAAATCAGGTGAACCAGAAATCATCGACAAAAAACAAGAATCAGATTCGAACGAATCCTGTGAGTCCGAGCCATCTCAACCAGCACCAACGACAGAAGGTGAGCCATTTTGATTAAAGTCAAAGTATTCGGATCCGGCAGTAGCGGCAACTGCTACTTGCTCGATGATGGCACATCACAACTATTGATTGAAGCCGGGATTGCTTACAAGCATGTCGAGCAAGAAATGGACTTCGATCTATCCAGAGTTCAGGGAATGCTCATATCTCATGAGCACACTGATCACTCAAAGTACATCAAACAATTCGTACAAAGAACTGCGTTTTCAATTTATGCTACCCAAGGAACTTTAAATGCTTTAAACCTCTCAGGTATCCGTTATGAGCCACTGACAGAGCTTGGAGCAACCAAGATCGGTGATTGGATAGTTACGGCATTCCCAGTTAAGCATGACGCCGCTGAACCGGCTGGCTTTCTAATTATTGATAGCATGGGTGAACGGCTGCTGTACGTTACCGATACCTATTTTGTTAAGTACCGATTCAACGATATCAATTACATGCTGGTCGAGATGAATTACAACCAGCAGATCGCCCAGAAAAATGTCGACAAAGGTATCTTGAATTACTCATTGCGCAATCGAATCTTGACTAGCCATTTTGAAATGAAAAACAGTTTAGATTTTATTAAAAGCAACTTATCACCATCACTGAAGTGGGTTGAATTAATCCATCTCAGTGATAACAACAGCAACGAGGAGCTATTTAAAGAAAAGACGCAAGTATTAACGGGAGTTCCTGTGCTCGTTGCCCCTAAACGATCTTGGTAAGGGGGTGATGGTATGGCACGACCGAATAAAGACGGATTAGATTACTTTCCCTTGGATATTGATTTTTCGACGAACGCCAAAACGGAAGCCATTATGGGTGAGTTTGGAGCAAAAGGTGTTCTGTTTATGATTTACCTGCTGTCTGCGGTTTACCGAAAAGGTTACTACTTACAATGGGATAAATTACAACAGATGCAGTTAGTTAACCGGGTGAATGGACTTTCACCTGAAATGACTGATCAAATTGTTGCCCGCTTAGTTGCTTATGGAACCTTTGACAAGGAACTGTTCAGCTCGGTTAGGGTCTTAACAAGCCAGCGAATCCAAGATACCTATTTAGATGCTACCAAAAGGCGAAAGCAACCGAAACCAACGTTGTACTGGATTAATGTTAACAATAACTCTAGTTCAGAGGGAGTTAATGTTGACATTAATCCACAAAGTAAAGGAAAGAAAAGTAAAGTAAATAAAAGTAATAAGAATCCTTCGCGTCCAAAACGGGATAAACCCGTTTATGACGAAAACTCTGATTATCTTAAATTGGCTGAATTTCTGTTTGAAAAGATTCAAGACAATGACCCGCAGGCCAAAAAACCGAATTTACAGCACTGGGCAGATGACATGCGCAAATTAGTTGAACTCGACAAACGAGACAAACATGAAGTTTCAGTGATCATCAAGTGGTGTCAACAAGATCCATTCTGGTCAACTAATATTCTATCGGCTGCCAAGCTTCGCAAGCAATTTACCATGCTGGCTTTGCAAAAGAAGAATGAAGGCAAGACTCGACAGTCCAAAGTTACCCGCAAGGAAACGCTGCCTGACTGGGCAGACCATAATCAACAATGCTCTAACGACAAACAGAAGGATCTAACGGACGATCAAAAAGCCAAGTTAGCAGAGCAACTGGCAGAATTAAACAAAACAGAAGTTAAAGGGGATGCCTAACATGGATCAACTAATCAAGATTTTAAAGCACGATGACGAAATGGTGGTCAGCGGCCGTGATCTACATGACTTTCTGGAAGTTGATACGCCGTATCGAATCTGGATTCAACGGATGATTGAGTACGGATTCCACGAAAACGCTGATTATATCAGTTTCGAACAAAAAAGTACGAAACCTCAAGGTGGCCGTCCACAGGTTGGCCACGCCTTAAAGTTAGATATGGCAAAAGAGATTGCCATGATTCAGCGAACTGATAAGGGCAAAGGAGAATACAGCTACATCAGCACCCGCGTCAAACACGCGGTCAACGGATACATCGACATTCACCACCTTGTTCTAAATCGCAAGCAACGTGGGATGCTCTATAAAGACATCAGTCGTGGCCTTAACGAAGTCACTGGCGTCAAGACACGGACACAACTGCGCAAGAAAGACTTTGACACGGCCGACGAATTTGTCACTAACTGGGTGCCATCAACAGCCACTCTGCAGATTATCAAACAGCTTAGCGACGTTCCAGAAGGCCAGACTGAACTGATTAGAAGGTGATCTGATGAGACGTAGTGAACGTAGTCAAATCATTCAAACGTTTCGACAATGGCAGTTAGGCTATCCAGTTCATATCCGTAAGATCGAAAAAGGGCAGTATGCCGTACAGACTGACTGTAATCCGCAAACGATATTCTTATACGACGTTAAAGGCGGAGCTATAAAAGTGTCAAGCAGGATGTAGTTCAGCTTGGCAAGTCAAAAGCTATCAAGATGCAGAAATTGAGGTTATTCGATTAGTCTTTACAGCAAATGCTTTATTAGAGCTGATAGTACTGGTTTGTAGATGGCCATTAATGCAATGATAATCCACCAGATTGCATTGAGAACGTGAGATAGAATCGATTCCTCTTTTAGCCCAATATATTTTATAAAATATTGTGGCAAAAATATTAATGTTGTTAGCCAATAGGAAATCCGGAAGTTTTCATTATATCTTTCTTGAAAATAATCTTGCATGTTATCGAGTAGTCCCACTTCTTGTTCAACAACGGATTGATGAGTAGTTGGGAAACTTTGGACAACATCAGCTTTATTGATAAAGGTGGCGGTATGTCCCATATATTTACCCTTATCAATTGTGTTTACAACAGCTTGGTTATCCTTATATACGATGTGGTATAGCCTAGAGAACGCTTCGTTATTTGGCCGTACTATTTTTACATCATTAGTTCCAGGCTTAACTTTTTCTGTATACCACAATTGAAACTGGACATTCAGATCTTTTATAGTTTTGAGGTTTGAACGAGTAATCAAAAAACGACAAACAAACGTTAAGAGCAACATGACTAACACTGTTAAAAATATTTTCATAGGTAATTCTCCTTTACCGTTAATTATAACAATATTTACAGCATGTTATGAGAGGTGATGAAATGTTATTTGGCAAGTTAACAGCAATTAGAGGCAATCAGGTAGTCGTTAAGCTCGATGATGAATTGAACCAGTACAAGCTTGCCAAATGGGCAAACGGAAAGCAGCCAACAGTGCAGTTGTTGATGGATGACGGCCGTACGATCAGCCCTGATCAACGCAAGAAGGTCTTTGCGATGCTCAATGACATGGCACTCTACACAGGTTACACGCCCACTGAGATGGAAGATGAAATGAAGTTCTTGTACTACAGTCACACTGGTGCGGAGAAATTCTCAATGGCTGACTGTAGCGTGAATCAAGCAAATAAGTTTTTGACATTCTTATTAGATTTCTGCTTCAAGCTTGGCGTGCCCTTCAAGACACGAACTTGGGACATGATACCTGACAGCTATCCGAAAGCGATGCAGTGTCTACGTCATCGGCAGTGTGTGATTTGCGGCAAGCTTCATAGTGATATCGATCACTTTACGCCGGTTGGCCGTGGCAGTCGGAAACTGGTGGATCACCGCAAGCTTTACTTTGAATGTCTCTGCCGTGCACACCATCAAGAGCGGCATCAACTCGGAGCCAAAAGCTTCATTGAGAAGTACCATATACGACCAATTAAGTTGTCAGAAGATGACCTGATTGCGCTGCATATCATGACACGGAAACGGATGGACGAAATTGATGAAGGGATGATCTAAATGACAAACTATCCCACAGGTGTCCAAGAGCCACCTAAGTCGGCAATTAAATTGCCAAGAAAGGGCAATAAGTTCAACGCCCACAAAATGAGTATTGATGGTCACCAATTTGATAGCAAGGCCGAGGGTGCGTACTACCTGCACTTGAAGAACTTGAAATTGGATTTTAAAATCCATGAGAAGTTTGAGACATTACCAAGTTTCGATCTACAAAATCATATGGAGGAAGACAAATGACCCAGAAGTTATACTCAGAACGCGAACAATTAATCAGTGACCAGGCGCGTGAAATTGAACGGTATCGGCGAATAGCTGAGGAACGCCAGCGAACTATTGAAATGCTTACAGAGTCCAAAAAACAAAGCAACTGTAGCTTTTGTAGAAGAAACACTTCAATAATGTCAAGTGAGCATGACGAGCTATGGTACCTAGACCCAACAGATGCGTATGGTAAAAGTATGCAGCAACAAAACCATGAAAATGTTCAAGTAGACATCAATGATTCGAAATATCCTGACGCAAGGCCGGGTGACAGTACCAATGCTGGCTTTTGGTTTAATTATTGCCCGATGTGTGGACGGAAATTAGCGGAGGCAGACAATGACACACGAACAGATTGAGTGTCGCAATTATAGGTTTCCTGAGCGATTATGAACAGGGCTAGAGAGGTTGAACTTATGAGTAAATTAATTGAACTAAAAATTCGTAACTATGAAAAAATCATTCACGATCATAAGCGGGCCAATAAGCACTTCGATAATGAATTATTGATCCTGATCCAACAATGTGAAGTACGTTATAAATCAGTCACTAAAGCTCCCGATGATTCACCTGAATGGCGAGCAATCGTTCTTAAGCGGACTGAACAGCCAGTTTTAAGTTTCCGATCCCGCAAAATGGGGGATATGTCAGCACATGAAGCTGCCGAGATTCGTCAGGAAGTCGTCGAGCTCTATAATCGCGGCTATCCCACAGCAACCATTGCTCATATTTTGGGAATTAGAGCATCTACGGCAGGTAGCACAATTGCCAATTATCAACATCAAGTCAACTCCCAAAATGCTAGGAAGGTGAAATCATGATTCTGGCAATTAAAGATGGTCAATTTCATAAGATTAACAGTCCGGTGAAAGTTGTGGAAATTATTCGAAATGACAATCACCCATTAGTTAGAACTTGGATGGTTAAAGACGCTATCGCTAAACATCGTAAGTTGTTTGGTTGGAAATTAATTGAGCAGAAAAAATAAGAAATCGTGAAAAGCAATTCACGTATAAGTCAAAAAAACAGCTGTTTTGTAACAAAGGGGAAATAAAAATGAGCAGAGAAATCAAATTTCGTGGATATGTCGAAAAGATTGACGATATTGGAATTGACGTGCCTCATGAAGGCCACTTCGTGTATGGCGACTTGGTGCATGGCAACAACTTTGACTACATTGTTGGCGGATTGATTGAGGCAACTGAGGAGTATGCAGCTCTTGAATGGTGGCAGACCATTCAGCAGGGAGCCGCTGAGCAATTTACTGGTTTAAAAGATAAGAATGGTAAACCGATTTATGAAGGAGATATCATTAAATATTTTGGGGCTAACAAGCGTATAAAAATAAAAACAACTTATGGCCGTGTATTTTATGATTCCAAACATGGGTGCTTTAATTCTCGCATTCAAAATGAAGAACATGGAAATGGCGGTGTTACCCCGTTAAATGACTTAGTTGTTGGGAATATACATGAAAGCCGGGAACTATTGGAGGCAGAAAAATGAAGAACTTTAAAGGTTCAGATTTAGAAATGGTGTTGACTGCGTGGGCGATCATTTTGCCGATTGGACTTTGGTTTGTAATAGCGCTTTTGGGGGTGGCAAACAAATGAGCAATGACATGAAATTGCTCATTTGTTTACTTGATGCTTTTTAAAAAGAGAGATAGCTAAATGACGTTTCAGAATTTGGAGGAAAAATAAAAAAGCTCCCGTCTCCGGCAGCTTAAATAATGTTAGTTAATGACAGATTAATTATAACATCAGATGAGGCTAAAACAAAGGAGTTGCGTTATGGGTAAGACTGACATGATTGAATTATTTCCAGAAGTAAATAAAAAAGAAACGGTTGACCGGGTTAAGCATTTTTTTAATCACACAATTCCTAAAATGGAGCGGTATGCGCATCAAAGCATTACGGACATTAAATCACCGACAATTTCTGACATGCCCAAAGCGAACCATGTAGGGAATAGCGCTGAAGAGACTATTTATAAGCATCTATACGCTCAAGAGGTTTTAAAGCGGACTATTGAGGCCATAGAGAATTGTTCTAATATTTCTAAAATGATTATTAGCAAATTGTATTTTACACGTGAGAAGCCACTTGATTGGCAAATAATGAAACAGCTACATTATCACGAGAACAGATATTATTTTTACAAAAATCGTGCCTTCTTGGAATTTGCAGATGCTTATTTGCTCGAAGACCTTCACGTTTTTATTAATTCGAAATAAAAATCGCAGTTTTACCGCAGTTTTACCGCAGAAACACCGCAGGATTAATGCAATTTCAGGGGTTATATTGGTATTGTGGAATTTATAAGAAAGTTCCATTCCCTCAATATAAAATGTGTGGCTGAATACGTAAATATGCGGAAAGGAACGGTATGAAACAGCCGTTGCAGGGTTCGATTCCCTACCAGTCACGTTGCTTATGATAAATAAAATTTAAATCCGTGTTTGTGTCTTTGTGAGCCTGATCAACACGTCATAAGCGAACGGTCCATGTGTGGAAAGCATGGACTTTTATTTTGCAATAAAATAGCTGGTAAAGTTAGCTAGGCGATGTAACTTCGGGATAAGTCGTTTCTGCCTCATAAGCAGTGAAAAAAGTGGCCACGAATGGGACTGGCACCGGCCTCGCCCATTTAGATACATAGGGGTGACATTATGAAATTAAAGTTGACAGATATATTGGTGGGCAGCATGTTGCTACTCGCTTTGATAATTCTGTATTTCCTGCAGAGGTGATTATATGAATGATCGTAAGCATCCATATACGCCCATGAAGCAAACCAGCTATGGCTATACTTCCAAGGAAGAAATAAAGATAGACAAGCAACTGGACAAAGAATTAAAGAAGCGTCTTCGCAAAGAGGGCGCTTTTAATTTGCACAAAAAAACAGCCAAGCCTGATTAGACGACCTGCTTAAAAGTGATGAATTGCTTATCTGATTTTGACTTTAAATCATTAATATCATTTTAGAAAGTTATTTCACCCTATTGGCTTAATTCCTACTTAGAAGCATTTAACGCTTTGATAATCTTCTCGTTTTGTGCAATTATTAGCCAATTTTGTTCAACCAATGCTCTTAGAAAAGATGTGGTTTCAAGGGTGGAACGATCAATAAAATAATTCTTACTATTATTTGTCCTTAAAACATTTTTTCGATCTAGTTCTCCTAAAATCGATTCAACTGCTTCAGCTGTTTCTGGACTAACGTTTCCTAATCCACTTTCATTAAGCAAACGATGAATTTTATCATTATTTAATATTGTCATTGCAGATACCTCCTTAAAAAATGGCATACAAACAAACCACAACATTTGCTTTATTATCTCACAGCAAAGTATTTTTTGGAAATATAGCAGTTTAAAAATAGAAATTATTGAGGTGATTCATTTATGAGCAAGCACAATAAACATACGAAAAGTCATAAGAAGTCCAAAATTAAGAATCGCAAACGAAAAGCTTTGCAGGCTCGGCGCTTGAACGAACTTAAAATCAAAAATAAAGTTAACAACATCCAATGAGAATAGGAGATCAATATGCTTAATAAAAATAATGCTGAATATCAAAAGATTGTCGATGAGTTGGCTAAACTAAAACCGGAGGCATCAAAAATGATCATGAGTGATAAGGTAAACAATTCTGCGGTCTCACAAGAGCTTAAAGATGGTGATATTGAAAAGGCTATCCACAATCATGCTGAAATCATGACCAAAGCTTATGACGAATTTGCTAACGTACCACTGATTGGCAGTAACTATGATTTTATGCTTTACGTGATGCTCAGAGAAGCCTGGAGTGATATTCCAGCGCCTTATGGATCAGATAACTTTGTAAAATAGCTGTCCGACAATTATAGAGGTGAAGTCAAAATGAGATATGACGAGCTAAGGGATTATTTTAAGCAAGAGTCTCCCAGCAATGACATTAAGATGAAATATATTTATGCACAAGGAAAACTCATTAATGGAGTTGCCAGATATTATATTGATGGAATTGAGTTTCTAATGATATTTAGTTCTGGGGCTCATTTTGTCAGTGACGTTATGTATAGTTCAGAAGATATCAATCATATCAGTTCATTATTGCAGACACCATTTAGCGAACGGTTAACAGAGGATATGAGACATAAGCAGGAAAGGATGAGGGAACGTGCCTAGGGTATTTCTTAAATATAAAAGAATGACTTCATCTGCCATGGCACCACATCAGGCACATCCAGATGATACCGGCTTTGATTTATATGCTGATCAAACTGTTTATTTTGCACCATTCGAAACGAAAAGAATTTCTTTGGGGATTTCAATTCAGTTAACCAAAGGGTATTCAGCTGAAGTTAGACCAAGGTCAGGGATGAGTCTTAGGACACCATTAAAGTGCATTCTCGGAACGGTTGACCCTGGCTATCGTGGTGAAATCATGGCGACTTTCGTTAACTTATCTAATCGGCCTAACCAAATTAACAAGGGCGATAAGGTTTGCCAGTTGGTTATTCGGCGTGATGTCTCAGTACAATCTATTGAATGCGACAAACTAAATGACAGTGACCGTGGTAGTGACGGTTTCGGTTCAACTGGGAGGAATTAAAATGACAAAAATGTTCAATTCAGGTGATCAAAGGTTTAATAAATCGGCAATCGTCAGCATGATTCAAGACGAATTTAGTACGGAGATAAATAAATCATTGAGAGATGCCGTACTGGACACAAGTGCTGTTCAAAAGAAGCTAGATAACGGCACGATTGACAAAGGAATTCAGCAGGCTGCTGAGATTATGGCCAAGTCACTAGATACAATTAGTCAATATGACAATGTCAATGAAGGTTATCGATACTTCTTCGCGCTAACAGAGACATTTGGTAGCAATATCACACCGCCATACCGTGGTGAATAATTGTGTTGACTTTTAATACATAGAATGTAGGAGGTGCGGTGATATGTAATGAATAACCAGAAACAAGCTGAGAAGGATTATCTATCAGGAATGAAGTATAAGGACATCGCTGAAAAGTACCAAGTATCGATAAACACGGTTAAATCGTGGAAAAAACGGTATGGTTGGCAACGCACCCCAAATAAAAAGGGTGCACACAAAGCGGCAAAAAGGGTGCACACAAAGCCTCAAAAGGGTGCACACAAAATAGTTGATCAATTGAAAAACAATGGTCAATTAAACGAAAAGCAAAAGTTGTTTTGCCTCTACTATTTGCAACGATTCAATGCCACTTGGGCTTATCAGAAGGCATATGGGGCGTCTTGGAACACTGCCAATGTAAATGGTCCAAGGCTACTCGTTAATGCTAGTGTGCGGGCAGAATTAGATAATCTTCGCATGATACGCGAACAGGCAGAGGCCATTAAGGCGGATGATATTGTTCGAGAGCTTCAGCGCCAAGCGTTTGCTAACATCGGTGATTATGTGGAGGCCAAACGAGTCAAACATTTACGGTGGATGAAACATTACGTTAAGCAGGGGCCATATATTAATAGTTCCGGAAAGCACTACGAATTACTACCATACATTGATCCGGAAACTGGAAAGCAGGCATTCTACTACGAGAATGAAGTCAATTTTACTAATAAAGGCGATACATCTTTACTGAAGACCTTGCGATTAGACAAAGGTGAAGCTCTCGTTGAAACTAACGATAAGGTGAAAGCACTCGCTGAGTTGCTAAAGCGATATCCAGTTCCAACAGTTATGCAATCAGCCCAAATTCGTAAGGCAAAAGCCGAGGCTGAAATTGCTGAAGCAAAGGCTAAAGAAATTCAAAAAGTTAACCAACATGATGATAGTACGATAGTGATCGACGATTTAGGGGGTGCTGATAATGACGGTGAAAACCAAACGAGTGATTAAAATATCACAGCTGGTCAATCCACACTTCAGTAAAATGTGGACGACTAAATGTTCATACATCATTGCTAAAGGCGGCCGTGGCTCTTTTAAATCATCGACTATTAGTTTAAAGCTGTTGACTATGCTAAAGAAGCAGGCTCAGCTAGGCCATAAAGTGAATGTTGTCTGTATTCGGGAAAACACGGTTAACTTGCGTGACTCTGTATATGGTCAGATTTGCTGGGCGATTGACATGTTAAACATGACAGATGAATTTAAATATTCGGTTTCACCAATGCGCATCACCCATGTTTCATCGGGTAGTGCGTTCTATTTTTACGGCGGTGACAAGCCTGAGAAACTGAAATCAAACACGATCCAAAATGTTATTGCTCTGTGGTACGAAGAAGCAGCCAACTTTAAGAGTGCAGAAGTGTTTGACCAGACCAATCCAACGTTTATTCGGCAAAAATCTCCCTGGGTTAATCAGGTGAAGGTGTTTTACAGTTACAATCCGCCACGTAATCCCTATGACTGGATTAATGAATGGATTGCTATCCAGGAACAGAACCCACAATGCTATGTGGACACTTCAACGTATCTAGATGATCAGCTCGGGATCACCCAGGAACAGCAACTGGCCTTGATTGAAACGTATAAAAAGAATGACCCCGAGTATTACAAGTGGCTATATCTTGGGAAGATAATTGGCCTGGGAACCAATGTTTACAATATGAACTTGTTCCATCCCCTAACTAAATTGTTTGATGACGACCCAATAGTTAATCTTTACTTCTCAATCGATGCTGGTCACATTAACTCAGCAACTACTTGTTTAGCAATTGGTGTGACTGCTGAAGGCAAAGTTATTTTGCTGCACACATACTATTACAGTCCGGAACACCAATCTCGAAAAAAGGCACCAAGTGACCTGGTGCCTGAAATTAAGTCCTTCGAAGACTCAATGCATTATCATCAGCCGATTGGCAAACGAACAATTGACTCTGCTGAAGGTGCATTACGAAACGAATTTGTTAAAGAATATAACGAAGTTTGGCATGGGGTAGCTAAGAGCGACGAAGCCACGATGATTGATTATGTATCATCATTGTTGGCACAAGGGCGTGTGTACTATCTTGATACACCTGAGAATCAGATATTTGTTAAGCAACATGAACAATATCAGTGGGACGAAAAGACCGTTCACAGTGATGATCCGAAAGTAGTTAAGGAAAACGATCATACTTGTGATGCGTTTAAGTATTTTGCGATTGATAATGCTCGCAAGTTGGGATTGAAGATTGATCCGCATATCAATGCCAAAGTTAAATTGTTTAAGCGAGGTATTTAATGAATGAAAATTAGTGAAATTTTACAAAAAGAATATCCTAATATTCAAGATACGTTTATTTCCGGGCGGGATGCCTCGAAAATGGGATGGACAAATGATAACACCGTTAATTTGTCTGGTAGTGCTTATCTAGACGATAACGATGTTTTTCATTATTCCACTAGTCAAAATATCAAGGACAATCCCATCGATTTGTTTAACATGATTAATCTGCATCGAACAAAGCTGATGCCAACCTACGTTATGAAGCGCCAATATTACAAAGGCCGACATATCAACATTCTTAATCGCAAACCAACGCCACATGGTGATCCAGACAACCGTCGAATTGTTAACATGCCTAAGAAGCTTGTTGACTCATTCAACGGTTATTTTATTGGGACGCCAATTGACATTGCTTATCAGGATCCATCAGAAGAAGAAGCGACAGAAGGCAACAGAGTCAACAATCTTATTCAAGCGATGACCAAGCATCAGGTTCTGGACGATGTGTTTACAGAAGCGTCCAAATGGTCAAGCGTTTATGGACGCGCTTATTTGTATCTCTATACTGATGAGAAAGCCTATCCCCATATCACTTTTCTAGATCCCTTAAATACGTTTATTGTCTATGACAATACGATTCAAAATAAACCCTTATTTGGGGTAACCTACAGTTACTATCCGGATAGCAAGGGCAACGAATCGTTACATGGACAGCTAATTGAAATTGATGATACGGTGCCGTTTAGTAACTCTGCTACCAGCGATGCCTCTTTAGTATTTGATGAAAATCCCGATCCAGACACTGGGGTAGACGATAATTTGGGACATCCCTTCAGTCAACTGCCCATTGCCGAAATCATGGACAACGAGGAACGGATCGGCGTGTTTGATGATCTGATTAGCCTGGTCGATGATTTAGATAGCGCCATGAGTGCCAAAGCAAATGATTCTGACTCATTTGCGGCTAGTATCTTGAAAGTTATTAATTCTGAACTTTCTGATGAGCAACTTAAAGAAATTTATCAGACAAGAGTCTTTAACCTATATTTGGATAAAGCTTGGGCTGAATCTGATGAGTCCAAAGCTTTACCAATGCCGGATGCGGAATTTATGGAAAAACCGACTGGGGATCAATTACAAGAGAACCAGATTCAGCATGATACTGACTTTATTTATCAGGTCGCACAGATTCCGAATTTAGACAATATCGATTTTAGTACATCGGCTGCACAAGCACTTGATTTTAAAATTCACTCCATGAAAATCAAAGCGCTGAACAAAGAAACCAAGATGAAAAAGGCACTGACTCAAATATGGGCGTGCGCTTTACAGGCACAGGGGATTAATGTTGATGACGTTGATAACTTAGAGTACACCTTTAACTTTACAATCCCGCACAACTTGTTAGCTGAAGCACAGACAGCAAATGAGTTACAATCAACCACTTCTCAAGAAACAGCGATTGCTTCTCTTTCAAATGTTCCCGATGCTAAAAAAGAAATGCAGAAAATTGCCGCTGAACAAGATAAACTGGCACAAGAAGCGAAGGCACGCACGCCTGACCCATATGCTGATAGTAATAACAGCCAGAATGATACTTCACAGACTAAAGGTGATGATTAATGAAGCCGATTAGTGAAGCTCAAGAGAAGAAGTATATTGCCAAGTTACTTAAGAGTGATGAAGAATTATATGGTCGAGTTCATGATGCCTATCAAGTGGCATTACAAGAAATTGAGGATCATCTTAATTTCTTCATTGCTGAATACGGAGTAGCAGGTCTATTAAAATACGTTGAGCTGTTAAAACGGGATTCCGATGCTGATAGACGTCGTTTGCTTCATTTTCAAAGGGCGACGCTTAAGGATGCTGATTCTCAATCTCAAAACCGATTTAAAGAATATAGCAGGAATGCACCAATTGATCGGTATCATACTTTGAATTCTTTAATTGGGTTCAGCATTGCCGGTGCTACCATCGCTACGATTAAATTACTTGGTCGAACGTTAAACAGTGATTTTAAACGGGACGTTAGTCGTCAATTCAATAACGATCGTTTAGCTAAAAAGGCTGGGGCGGATGTCGTGAAAGAAGCCAACATTACTAAGCGAGAAATCTTACGCAATTCCGAAAAGATCATCAGTACAACAATTAATGGCAATCAATGGAGCGACAATATCTGGCTCTACAACGATAACCTCGTTAACAACGTTCAATCATTAGTGGCTAAATCATTGCGAGCTGGATTAAAACAAGCAGATGTCAACCAGTTATTTCCGAGTATTCGTACGGCTAAACCACAGACGATAACTGGCTTATTTGAAACTAATGATGCTTATATCAGACGCATGATTGTTACCGAACGAGCGCGCGTTTTAGACAGAGCGACAACGCAGGTATTTAGGTCGCAAGGAATTGCTTACTTCGATTGGGTAACTCAACCAGGAGCGTGTGATAAATGTGAAGCAATTGCTGAAGATGGGCCCTATGCCGTTAATGATGCAAACTCTCCAAGCATCCCTGATGACTCCCACCCTAACTGTCGTTGCACCAAAATAGCACACGTTTCGTTAGTTCCATTATTAGGCGTTGCTGGCGCCATAGCAGCAGCTGACCATTCAAATAAAAATCAAACAAGTAATGATGAGCAATGAGTAAAAACTTCATTGCTTTTTATTTTGTCCCAAACATGCTTAAGACATTAAACTGCGCAAGGAATTAACAGCCGACAGGCTATAAACGGAGGCAACACATGGAATCAGATAAATTAAACATGAATTTGCAGTATTTTGCTGACGCCGGCCAAGAAGGTAGCCAATCCCAACCTGGTGCACAAGGTGGAGAAAGTGGCGAAGGTGGCCAAAATGCCAACAACAATACCGCAACAAACTCTGGTAATCAAAACGGCCAACCATCTCAAGACTTTATTAAGAATCTTGTCGACACTTTCACCAATAATGCCAATCAGAATCAAAACAATCAAAATACTAATGGTAATAGTGATCAAGCTGATAATGATGACACATCGTCAAAAGACAATACTGATGATAATAATGGCGATAACAGTAGCAATGACAAGACGTTTACGCAAACCGAAGTTGATAAATTGCTCAAAGATCGTGAATTCCGAGCTCGCAAAAAGGGCATTGAGGAAGGTAAAAAAGCTGGGAAAAGTAGTGCCGAACAATATGCACAAATGACCGACGAAGAAAAGCAGCAGGCACAAATCAAGGAAATCCTTGAAGAAAACAAGCAGCTTAAAGCTGAAAAGAATCGATCAGATATGCGCAGTGAAGTGCTTAACCAGCTTAAAGATACTGGATATCAATTTACCAACGAGGATGTTGACACACTGGTTAGTGACGATCCTGACACAACTAAGCACAATGTTGACAACTTCAAGTCAATGCTTGATCGAGTAGTTAAGATTACCAAGAAAAACATGTTTAAAAATAATCAAATTCCAAATAGTAATACACAGCAAAATAATGCTGCTCCTAGTTTTGGCGAATTAGTTGCTAAAAAAACGCTGGGAGATCCAGATAGATTTAAAGGAAAATTCTTTGATAAATAGAAAAATAGGAGATGTAACCTATGGCTGATACACAATACTTTGCCAACTCTGATCCAAGAGTTCGGCAAGATTTAACTGTTGGCTTACCAGGAACAATTGACAGTTCAACTGTTACTGCTGGTTCCAATGGTAAGAAAGTTATTTTACAAGGTACTCCAGTTGGTGCGGCAGTTGACTGGCTAAGTGCCGATCAATCCGCAGGCGTTACCAAATTATCAGAATTTACGGGTGCGGAAGGACAAGTGTTTGCGGGCGTTGTTGCTGCAGACACAGATGTTACTGCAGGAGACGCAGACGTAACAATTTGGTTTGAAAATGTTTATTTGCGCCAGAAATTACTTGATAGCACTGTTGTAGCCGCATTAAAGGCGGTCGCTGGTAAGACATCCGGCGTTAAATTAATTAATCGATAAGGAGATGTTATATCGTGGCAACTGCATTTGATTTACTAACTTCCAATTACCTGCAGGGCTATTGGAACACTAATCCGCAATACACAGCTCCCTATTTGATGGAAGCTTTATTTACCCCCACTAAACAGCAGGCCGATAATGTTAAATTAATCAACGGCCAAGATCTATATCCGGCACCACTTGATTTAACCAAAGAAGATTCAGCAGCATTGCCTGTTGAACGTGGCTCACTTCAAACTGGCACATTGCCAACTTACAAATTTAAAAACAAGTTGAACCTTAATGAGTACGATTTTAAAGATTTGAATAATGCCATTGCATCTAATGACGAAAATTTGGTTTTGACCATCACTAAGAAACTGTATGATGATCAAGCAAATTTACTTTTACGTGCTCGGTTTACTCGCGAGTATTACGCTGTCCAAGCACTTTTGAACGGCAAGCTACTTCTGGGTAATCAGTTGGCAGACTTTGGCTATGAGTCATTCCAGAATATGAAAGTTGCTAAAGCATGGACTGATGATTCCTCTAATCCATATGATGACATCAGTAGTGTTAAGGATACTGCCTCGCAAAAAGTTGGTACGGCTTTAACTCGAGCCTTAATGAATTCAAAGACTATGTATATTTTGATGCACAATGCCGCACTAAAAAACACCATTTTTTCTGGGACGGTATCACCACAGGGAAGCATTCTTACTCAGCCTGTTGTTGAGCAATGGTTCTCAGCGTTCCTAGGATTACAGGTAGTTGTTTATGATAAAGGATGGAATAACAACGGTACGTTTGAAAAGTTCATTCCAGATGGCAAGATTATTTTCTTACCAGGGACTGCCAATGATCCGGTTGGTCAAATGAATTTTGTTGAAACACCGGAAGAAAGTGTTCCAGTTTCAGGGACGACTGTATCTGTTTTTGATACTGGTGTTTCGCTATCAACGAGCGCTTCCTCTGATCCAGTGACGGTTAAGACAATTGTTGATGAGAAGTTCGTACCGACGATTACCGTTGCTAAGCAAGTGTTTATTCTTGATGTTTTAGCGAGTAAATGA